TCACACAGACAGAATTACAATTTACATTCCAAAGGAGAAAAAAATGGGATTAACTAGACCAAAAATACAACAAATGGAAAAAGTAAAGAAATCCAAAGATCCACAGTTCTACATGTTGTTGATTAAAAGTGTAATACGCATTGGTGGATGCTATGCATTGTTTACTGGGGATCTTGTAATGGCTGCAATAGTATTTGCAATTGCTGAATTTGCAAACATAGGACACTATATTAGTAAATGAGTGCTGATGTTGACATAGATTTTGCTGATAGACAACAGATAATTGATTTGATTCAATGTACACCAGCAAGAATGAACGCAGAAGGAAAAAAGCACAATAGTGGTGTGTACGTTACGCCTGTACCATATGATGCAATAAACGGTTGTGCAAGTATAGACTATGAGTATGCAGAACAACGTGGATACTTTAAACTTGATTTACTTAACCAAAGTGTGTATACACTGATTCGAGATCAAGCTCACTATGATCAAATGTTAGCAAACGAGACTGATTGGACAAGACTACAAGACAAAAATTTTTGCGAACAAATAGTGCATATTGGAAACTACCATGACCTAATAGTTGCAATGCAACCAGACAACATACAACGCATGGCAGCGTTTATCAGTATAATACGTCCAGGTAAATCTCACCTACAACGTAAGAGTTGGCCTGAAGTATTTGCAACTGTGTGGGATGGAGATGATAGTGCTGGTTTTGTATTTAAAAAATCACATGCAATCAGTTATGCACGTCTTGTTGCACTGCACATTAATCTACTCTGCGAACCAGTGTAATACTTCTTCTTTTTATTTTTTTACGACTAAGTTCTGCTAGACTTGTGCTTGGCCCAAGCAAAATTTGTAGATCTTTGTTTATAAAAGTTTTTAAATAAGGTCGAAATTTTTCCCAATCTTGTTTGAGAAATATGTTAATTGGAATACTGCGGTTAGATTCCCACCACCATTGGTTGGCCAGTTCTAAAAAATCACGTTTTATATGATCTTCTACAATACCTCCAAAATCGTAGATAGTGGTAATTTGATCGTCACGGTTTTGTATTACACCAACGTATTCATTTCCTGCGTATGTACAGAAAGTGATAAATGGATATCGTTCTGCAATCTTTTCGAATAGCTCTACGCCCATAAATACCTTATAATTGGAGTTAATTAATGTATTCTACACCCGTATATTTATATCAGCAGAAGCAACAGGTGTTATTACCTGATACGAGTGGTGCGTACTTTCAAAGGAGATGGCAACCAGTGTATGCAAAAAAATTGAAAGTAAATCGAGGCGTTGACAATGTCATATTATTTGAATTTGTAAACCAAGATCAAAAGCCAGTTAACATTTCTGGTAGTACAATAACATATAGAATGATGTCAACTGATGGTGATGAACAATTAATAGCCAAAGATTTAGAAACATTAAGTGCGGCATACGGTAGAGCAAAGGTTACACTTACCAGTGAAGAACTTGACCTCATTGAAGAACAGACTGCAACCTGGAGTTTGGAACGTGCTAGTGGCAATCTATACGAAGCAGTGTTTACAGATGCATACAGTTCAGGACGTGGACAAGTTGAAATTGTAGATAGTGTATATCCTAATTTTGTTGAAAGCAAGTTACTGGAAATACCCAAGCCAGATGATTATGGAATTAAAACTGAATCTGGGGATAGAAGATATACCAGTATGGCATATACTGCAAACAATACACTTACAACATTCCAGTTTGACTTTGACAACTTTTCAGGCAATGTAAAAGCACAAGGAAGTGATACTCAAATTGGTCCAGATTGGTATGACATTGGTAGTCAAACAGTCTATACCAACCAAACCAAGAGAGCATTTGTAAACGTCGAAGGAAGGCACAACTGGGTGCGTTTCGAAATCAATCAATATGGTGTGGCCGCAACTGGAAGTGCCACTGTGCAAAATGGATCAGTCACTGAAATAAGTGCTACAGGTGGTAGTGAGTACTATGGTCCAGGAACACCAAATGTTGAAATCTCTGGATTAGGCACAGGAGCCACTGCAACTGCAACCATAAGCGGAAATGTCGTCACACAAATTTCTGTTACCAATGGCGGACAAGGCTACGAAGCCACGCCTACTGTTGAAGTCAACAACGGCACAATTACCCAAATTACCTATCGGTAATCAAAACACTTGCACAATACAATAGGTTATGTTATTATTACATAATGATTGATCTATTGAGTTACATTTCGCAAAAAAAACCCACTGTATCTGGTTGGGTATCCTTTAATGCACCATGTTGTGTGCATAACGGAGAATCACAGGATAAACGTATGCGTGGAGGTGTAAAATATCAAGATGATGACTGGAGTTATCATTGTTTTAACTGTGGTTTTACTGCAAGTTTTGTTGCTGGACGTAGTGTCAGTTACAGAGCACGTAAACTGTTAGAATGGTTAGGTGTCGACAGTACGGATATTGAAAGGCTCAACTTAGAAAGTTTGAAACGTAAAAGTCTATTAGATCTTACGGCTGAAAGAAACAAAATAAGACAACGTAAAATTGAATTTGAAGAAGCTGAAATACCTACTGGTGTTGAACTTATTGATCCAAATAATCGAGATCATTTTCACTATGTTGATTATATAAAACGCCGTGGAATAGTTTTTGAGTATCCATTTTTAGTAGATAAAAAACGAGGTCCACGAGACAGAATAGTAGTACCATACACATACAATAACATAATAGTTGGACATACAAGTCGATACTTGGACAATCGCACACCAAAGTTTATAAACAGTCAACAACCAGGATATGTTTTTGGATATGATTTTCAAAAAGCAGATTGGACCAGTGCAATAGTTGTTGAAGGTATATTTGATGCACTAAGTATATCAGGATTGGCATGTATGCATGAAACCATAAGCAAAGATCAAGCACAGTTGTTGAAGCAGTTACAACGTAGAATTATAGTAGTGCCCGATCAAGACAGAGCAGGATTAAGTATAATTGATGCCGCAGTTGAACACAAATTTGAAGTTAGTATACCTGAGTGGCCTGAGGATGTAAAAGATGTTAACGATGCAGTGGTGCGTTTTGGTGTAGCAGAAACACTACGTCAAATACATGCAAACGCAGAACGTAGTAAGATAAAAATTGAAATGGCGAAAAAACGTCTAATGAGGACAGTATGACAGAATATAGTTACGATGTACAAAAGTTATTTTTAGAAATGATGATGCACGATGCACAAAGTTTCTTGAGAGTACAGAATATATACAATGCAGAAAACTTTGATAGAGACTTGAGAGAAACTGCAAAATTTATCTATGATCATGCTAACGAACACAAAACACTCCCAGACAGAGCACAAATAAAAGCAGTCACTGGCATCGAACTTGTCGAGATTCCAGACCTAAACAGTGGGCACACAGATTGGTTTTTGAATGAATTCGAAGCATTTACTAGACGCAGTGAACTAGAACGTGCAATACTTAAAAGTGCAGACCTGTTAGAAAAAGGTGAGTATTCTCCAGTTGAAAAACTTATCAAAGACGCGGTGCAAATAAGTTTAACAAAAGATTTAGGTACAGACTACTTTGAAGATCCACGTGCAAGACTGGCAGCACTGAAAGACAACAACGGTCAGAATTCAACAGGTTGGGGAAACTTGGACAAATTGTTGTATGGTGGATTCAACAGAGGCGAACTACAGATATTTGCAGGTGGATCAGGATCAGGTAAAAGTTTATTCATGCAAAACCTAGCAGTGAATTGGATGGAAGCAGGACTAAGCGGAGTATATATCACACTTGAACTTAGTGAAGGGTTAACTGCTATGCGTATTGATAGTATGTTAACAAATACTCCGAGTAAACAGTTGTTCAAAGATATTGAAACTGTTGAAATGAAAGTTAAGATGATGGGCAAGAAGTCAGGAAAACTGCAAATAAAATACATGCCTGCACAGAGCACAGTTAACGACATAAGAGCATTTGTAAAAGAACTAAGCATTAAACAAGGCAAAGAGATAGACTTCATGTGTGTTGACTATTTGGATTTGCTTATGCCAGTAAGTGCTAAAGTATCTCCAAATGATCTGTTTGTTAAAGACAAGTATGTGTCAGAAGAATTGCGTAATCTAGCAAGAGAACTTAACATACTGTTTGTAACTGCATCGCAGTTGAACAGAAGTGCAGTAGAAGAAATAGAGTTTGACCATTCGCATATATCAGGTGGTATATCCAAGATCAATACTGCTGACAATGTGTTTGGTATATTTACAAGTCGTGCAATGAGAGAGCGTGGTAGATATCAAATACAAGCTATGAAGACTCGAAGTAGTTCAGGCGTTGGACAAAAGGTAGACTTGGAGTTTGACATTGAAAGTTTGCGTATACGTGACCTAGGTGATGATGAAGAATATCAACAGTTCAAGAAACA